TATCTGGTGATATATTTTCAGTTGCTGATATATCTGGTGTACCGATATTAAATGTTAATTCAAGCGGGTTAGTCACGGTAGATGGTACATCTTATTTTAACGGTAACGTAGGTATAGGAACAAATAATCCTGGTTATCCATTAGAAGTTAATGGCGAAATTGACGTTTCTGGAGATGGTTATTATATGAATGGATATGCATGGGCTTATATGGGTCCGTCAGCAACTGTTTTAACACTAGGTGATTGGGACGGTAATGACTTTCCAACTCGTATAATGGACCAAAACTCAAGTGAAGTATTAAGAGTTACTGATGGCAACGTCGGGATTGGGTCTACTACTCCTGCCGCTAAATTACAAATAGCATCAACAGGTACAAATCCTTATTCAGCTACACTAGACTCTAGCAGTAATATGAAGGGTATTAGAAACGTTTTAACTTCTAATACTGACGATATGGTTGGTGTTTATTTTGCTACTGGGACTACAACCAATGGAGCACATTGGAGTGGAATAACTGGGTCAAGGAGTGATAACGCATCTCACTGGGGAACACAACTTAATTTTTATACTCATAATAATGATCTAGCTAATTTAAATCACGCTACTCAAAAAATGGTTATCAAGGGAGACGGCAACGTCGGGATAGGAGTTACTGGTCCTTTAGTTAAGTTGCACGTTAATCAAGGAAATGTTTCAGGCACAGTAATTAAAGCTTCAGGGATACAGGCTCAAATTGAAATACAGACTTCAACAGCGGGTGATGCTCATCTTTATATGAGACCAAATACTACAGGTAATAAAGCTGCTATATTTAAAATGACAGCGGGTACAAATTATAATTGGAGATGGCAAGATGACGCTACGACTCCAGTGGTATTTATGCAGCTTTCCCAAAGCAATAGTTCATTATCTGTTAAAGGAGATATAATAGCCTATGGCGCACCTTCTGATAAAAGATATAAAGAAAATATAAGACCAATTGAAAGCGCTTTAGATAAAGCTGTAAAGCTTCAGGGGGTTACATTTGATTGGAAAGAAAGCGATAGTATATTAGATATAAAAGAAGATATAGGATTTATAGCTCAAGACGTACAGAAAGTTGTACCAGAGCTTGTTCGAGAAAATGAAGACGGTAAACTATCTTTAAGGTATCAAGGTGTTACACCAATACTTTTAGAAGCTATAAAAGAATTAAAAGCGGAAATAGATTTATTAAAATCAAAACCGTGTAATTGTAATAACTGTAACTGTAGTATATAATGGCGGTACCAACATCAGGAGCATTATCAATGAAGGATATGGCACAGGAAGCGCTATATGGAACTTGGGGATCAGGTACTATTACCTCTCCTATTTCATTATACGACCTCGTTAATGGCGGCAACACTGGAGGGTCAGGAAACACTTACCCAACAGTAAACAGCGGTTGTACACCTAATCCAGTAACAAGAGGCAGTACTCCTTTACTTCAAATGTATAAAGTTGAACAAGGTCAACCCACTATAGGTCCTATAACGCTATATGTAAGTTCAAACGAAGCGGCTACAGCCTCAGATTTAAGTGACGGTGATATTTTGTTTACGGATTCAAGTTTGCAAACATTGTTTGGAGAGTGGGAATATAGTGGTGATGAGGACTGGAAATATTTATATCAAAGTGAAACTAATTTAACAACGGCTCAAAAAATATGCGGAACAGGTAATAGCTGTAATCAATTTTACACCAACTCTTTTAGCGCTATTGATATTGCATATTGTGCTTGTCCTTAAAAAAATATAAATTATGCCTATAAGTTTTCCATATAAATTTTCAGACTGGTACGGTTACGATAAAGATTGTTCAGCAACAACAGCTTTTTCATCAGGAGCAGGTTTTTTCAGTTCTAGAAATATTTGTACTCAAGCAATTAGCACAACTAAATATCATGATGGCTCCGGTTTTAATCCTCAAGTAAATGATAATGTTTATGATAATGCTGCTGGAACAACATCAACATCAGATGGATATTATTCCCTTGGATCTGGATCTAACATACTTGGTTACTATAGAGTAGTGAATGGTGTTTGCACACTTGTTGGTATATGCGCACCACCACCATAATGTAAATTAAAAATTTGTATATTTGTACAAATAAACTAAATAAAAAAAAATGGCAATTATTTACAAGTGGGACATCCCAGCAATGAATGCTCATATTCAATCAGAAGGACAAGATAATGTAATTTACACAGTACACTACAGGTACACAGGATCTGAAGAGTCTGGAGGTAAAACTTACTCGTCAACTAATATTGGAACTCAAAGTTATACGTATGTAGCAGGTGAGCCTTTTACTCCGTATGAAGATACTGAGGCTTTTGAGAACGTAGTTATTGGTTGGTTAGAAGGGTCTTTAGACGTTCCTTCAATGCAAGCAAGTATAGCTGCAAACATACAATCTCAAATTACACCAGTAAATGAAGACTTGTATTTTACCTGGATGAATCCAGCACCTCCTGTACCGCCAACCCCAGAAATAGACGAGACATCTGAAGAAGAATAAATAATATTTTGTATATTTGTTTAAAAATTAAATATAATGGGTAAATTAACTGAAGAACAATTCAAAAAACTAAAAGAAATTTTAGGATCAATTCAAAACGGACAATCACAAATCGGATCCGTAGAATCACAAAAGCATGACTTATTGCATCAATTAGCTGAATTACAAAGACAGCTTTCTGAGTTTCAAAAAGAACTAGAAGAGGAGTATGGTTCAGTAACTATTGATACTACAGACGGGTCTTTTAAGCCTATTGAAGACAGTAAAGAATAAGTAAAAAATTCTTTAATGGACATAAGAAAGATATCTATAGGTCCTGATTATAAATCTAGTGCTATGCATTATATTGTTGGTCAGGACATATTAAATTCAAGTCACTCTATTCATTTAATAAAACAAGATCATAATAGTAATTCTATAAAGATTTATATTATTAATAAAAGTGATGAGGTTTTATTATGGAAAGAATTTAACTATTCAATGCCGGTCTCTATTGAGTATAATATAAACTTCTAATACTCAGTAAATTATGAGATCACCATTTTTTTTTATTGCAAAACCTGAGAATGATAAAAGGTATAACAATACAAAAGATATTGGAGGTGTAGATTTTATTACAAGCACTTCTGAAGAGGATTATAAGTTTTCAAATAGAAAAGCAATAGTTCACGAACTTCCTATAGGGTATAATGGTCCTATAAAAAAAGGTGATACATTACTTGTACATCATAATGTTTTTAAGTTTTATAATGATATGAAAGGTCGAAGAAGAAGTGGAAGAAGCTTCTTTAAAGATGATCTTTTTTTTATTGAAAACGATCAGTTCTTTTTATATAAGAATGAAAATGGATGGAACTCACATGACAGGTTTTGCTTCATAGAGCCTATTGAGGCCATAGATACATATATTTATAAACCATTTACTGAAGAACCTTTAGTTGGCTTAGTTAAATATCCTAACGAATACTTAATTAGTAAAGGAGTTAATAAAGGAGATAAGGTCACATTCAAACCAGAAAGTGAATATGAATTTGAGGTTGACGGAGAAAAGTTATATCGTATGTATGATCATCAAATAACAATGGTTTTATAATGAAGAATGATTACTTTTTTTTTGAAGATGAATGGAATGAAGAAAGAATTCCATTAAAAAAATCTAAAAGGATTAAAAATGAAATCAAAAGAAATAAAATTAAAAATAATAGAAGCAGGTCACAGGGCGGTAGAGCAACTGATAAAAGTAGCTAAGGAGGCTATTATTAAACACGATCTTGATGATGATTTAGCTGCTGATAAATTAAAGAACGCAGCAGCAACAAAGAAGCTAGCAATATTTGATGCTTTTGAAATACTAAATCGTATTGAAGCAGAGAGGGAGGCTATAGAGATTTCTGAAAAAGGAGCAAGCAAAACAGATACTAAGCAAGGATTTGCAGAAAGAAGATCTAAATAACATATATAGAGTTGTAAAAGACTATATACCTAAGTCGGTTTTATCTAATAAAAATAAAGCTAAGTCTTGGGTTTACGGCTACGACTCTAAATATGATCTTATTATAATATCAAAAGACGGTACTTTAGGTGATGTTATAGAAATACAAAAATTAAAAATAGGACTACCTGCTACTCCTAAGAATTGTTTCAAGAGAAATAAGAAAAAAGAATTACAATACTGGGAAAGACAAGACCTTCCAAAAGAACTTTCTAAAATACAATCAATATTTCAATGGAATGAAATGCCATCTGTTTTTAAGAATAGATGGGTTGATTACATAGAGAGTGAGTTTGATTTTAGGGAAGATGGTTTTTGGTTTATGTCTAATGGAATTCCTACATATATAACAGGATCTCACTATATGTATTTGCAATGGACAAGTATTGATGTGGGTTATCCAGATTTTAGAGAAGCTAATCGTTTACTGTTTATTTTTTGGGAAGCTTGTAAAGCTGATAAGAGAAGTTTTGGAATGGTTTACTTAAAAATTAGACGTTCCGGTTTTTCGTTTATGTCTTCATCAGAGTGTGTAAATACAGGTACATTAGCAAAGGATTCAAGGGTTGGTATTTTATCAAAAACAGGTAGTGATGCTAAGAAAATGTTTACAGATAAAGTTGTTCCTATAAATAGTAGATTACCTTTTTTCTTTAAACCTATTATGGATGGTATGGATAAACCTAAAACTGAATTAGCTTTTAGAATACCAGCTTCAAAGATTACTAAAAAAAATATGTACACTTCAGAGGACGATACTCTAGAAGGTCTTGATACAACAATCGATTGGAAAAATACAGATGACAACTCTTATGATGGTGAAAAACTATTGTTATTGGTTCATGATGAAAGTGGAAAATGGGTTAAACCAAATAATATATTAAACAACTGGAGGGTTACAAAAACTTGTTTACGTTTAGGTAGTAAAATTATAGGAAAATGTATGATGGGATCAACATCCAATGCTTTAAGCAAGGGTGGTGATGCATTTAAAAAATTATATGAAGACTCTAATGTAGGTAGTAGAAATGCAAATGGTCAGACTAAAAGTGGTATGTACAGTTTGTTTATACCTATGGAATGGAATATGGAAGGTTTCATTGACAGGTACGGTATGCCTGTTATTAATGATGTTAAATCAAAAGTACTAGGTATTGATGACGAATATATTCATCAATCAGCAGTTAACTATTGGCAGATTGAAGTTGACTCTTTAAAGAATGATCCTGATGCACTTAATGAATTTTATCGTCAGTTTCCAAGAACAGAG